CCGTAATGTGCCCGCGCCTCTTCATAGGTCATAGCTTTGTGCATACCAAAGGTCTTTGGCTCAAAGTGAGGAAATCGGCATTTACGGCCCATAAGAGACCGGATAGACCCTTCAGAGTTACCGTTCTGCACCCTGTCCTGAACAGCCCGCATGAGCTTCTTAACGAATGGAACGCGGTGATCATACTGCGTCATTATCTCTTTGGCTTCATCTTTGGATAGATCAAGCTGGTCCGCCAACTTACCCACGCCCATTCCGTACATCATGCCAAGGTTGATGGTCTTGGCCTGCTTTCGGGGAATGTCCGCCATCGTTGCCACCATGTCGTGGAAGTCTGTGTCGGGGTTGTGTGTATAATTATACACAAAATCGTCCACCTTAGACATTTCCAGCCCCGTGGCTTCCTGATAGGACGCTGCAAAGTGAACCAAGATCCGTGGTTCCTGTTGCGAGTAATCTATAGAAGCCCACTGATTCCCTTCTTCCGGCAGGAATACAGACCGGATCATTGGTCCGAGGTCCGGGTGCCGTGCAGGGATTTGCTGTAGGTTTGGATTAGACATAGAGATGCGCCCGCTTACGGTGCCCCCATCGTCTGACCTGATCTGGTTAATGTGACCGTGGATTCTTCCGTCCTTGCCCACATGCTTGAGCAAGCCGTCCATGAACGTGTTCTTACTTTTATTATACTCCCGCGCTTGCAATATGCTCTTGGCAAGCTCGTGATCGTGCGTGGTCAAAAAGCTTTTAGTGAAAGACGGCGCACCCTTGTCTGTCTTTGGGTAAGGAATGCCAAGCTTGTCGAAAGCATCGGCAATAGACTTTGCGGCCCAAATTTCCACATCAAAGCCCGTCAGGCTCTTGATGTTTTTGAGCGCGGCCTTTTCTTCTTTCAGCATGAACTGTGATGCGCGTTCAATCCCGTCAAGGTCTACGCGGATGCCCCGCAGGGTCATGTCAACGAGGCAGGGTAGAAGATCCCGTTCCAATTCAAATACTGTGGTCAGGCCCTCTTTTTGTATCTGTACTTTAAAATATTTCCAAAGCTCTAATGTAAGTTCCGCGTCCGCGGTAGCGTATTCGCCCACAAACATAGCGGGCATCTTCCACATGTCCGCCTTGGGATCGAGGCCAAAGGATTTAGCGGCTTCAACAAGCCCTTTTTCTGATTTTGTTTTGTTTAGGTGGTCGTAACAGACAGAGTTTAGGCTGAAGCTGAATCGGTTCTCGTCCAGCAACGCGGCAACCACCATAGTATCCACAATGTTTCCATTTACCTCAAACCCCTCTGCTTTGAGCCAGCCCAAATCATATTGTGCGTTGTGCATTATCTTGTCGGCAGGGCAAGCCAATACTTTCTTCATCCAGTTATGGACGATGCGCTTGTCTAAATTTCCGCCGCCCAGATGCCCCACGGGCAGATAGCCGCTCCACCCATCAACTGCAATGGCGTAACCCACCACTTCTCCGTCCCCGCGGGGCCAACCGGGGCCAAGGGTTTTAATGTTTGGGTCACGGGTTTCTAAGTCGATTGCAATCTCTGAACGATCTGTAATGTCGGGCAACTCAGAAGGTGGAACCCAATCTGTCTCTGGATTGAACATGACTAGCTGTAAGCCTTGAGGCTTCATTCGTCTTCCTCCAACTTATCTTCGATGAATTTTTGTAGTTCTTTTAAATAGAACTCTGCTTTGCCCAAATCCTCCAAAGGCTTTCCCTTGCGCTCAAATCTCCAGACGTACTTTAAAATTACGCCTTGGCAGTAATGAACATACCCGTCACCCAAAGCAGACTTAATCGCGTCCAAACACTCTACCGAACCTGTTGTGTAGTGCGGGGGATGGTTAACCATATCCAGCAAATCATTTGCTTTCTTTTTCATGTAATCCTCATGGCGTGTCATTTTGGCTCCAAAACTCCATTAAAGGCTATTATGCAGCGCTCCCTTTCATCTGAAGGGTCTGCGGTTGCAGAATGCAGTGTTGTTGAGGGGAACAGAATAATTTTTCCAAATTCAGAGTTTATGTTAAAGGCCCTATTCCAAGAGCTAACATTGTCACTATAAAAGTGCGTTCTACCCGTAGACGACAAATACAGAATGCCTGAATAATTGACATTCCGTTCTTCAACGCAAAAAAGCTTATGGTTGTGGATAGGGTGATCTGAACCCTTTTTATAAAGAGCGGTCCAATAATCTACAATGCTGTACTTAAAACCGTTTTTAGAGAAAACGCCTGAGATATATTCTTTTACTCTTTCGAAATGTGCCAAGGTTATTGAAGCCGAAAAATCGGTGTTATAGGTGTCTCCGTAGTGTGCTTGAGATCCCCAACTTATTGCCTTTATCTCGCTCTTCCTTTGGTAAACTTCCGTCACAAGATCCGTCAACAAAGCTTTGTCTTCAACGCCGAAGATAAAAAACTTTGTCGGAAACGCATCCATTTCACTAAACATTGTCATATGGAGTAGCTCCTCAATCCGTCCATTGGCGAAACAATGTAGAGATTTTCCTTTGACCGCGTGACGCCGACATAAAAAAGTCGGTGAAGATCGTCCATCATTCTCTGCCCCTCTAGCGTGTTTGAAGACACCGCTTGGTCTGAAGCATAGGAAATATCTGTATAAAGCACAACATTCGTAGCTTCCCCGCCCTTAGAGCCGTGGATTGTGGACACTTTGATCCGTGGTTCGCGGTTCAGGTTTTCCCCTCTACGCAAAATGGCTTCTACATATGTTTTCATGTCTTCTGGAACTTTATCCAGAGCTTCGCTCCACGACATGTCGGCAGTGGCAAGGAGGCCGAAGTTAGTTTGTAATGATTCTAAACTAAAGGTGTCTTTCACATCGACACCCGACAGGGCTTTAAAGCCGCGTTTAATACGGGTGCCGGATTTCATGTAGTAATACATATCCCGCGCTGATGCAGCTTCGATCTCTGCCCCGCCCACCAAAGCTTTCCAAGCTGTGATTGCCGATGCAAGCTTGTCGCTAATGCTGCGGTGGCCCCTGTTCTCAAAATAGTAGCCGTGTTGCCGCAACGATTCACATATGTCGTTGAGCATGTAATTACATTGAGCCATAACCAGCCAATCGTCTTCAGCGAACTTTTTCATATTAGGGCTGAAGATCATTTCAACCTTACCGGATATAGCCTTGGGGCTATATTCTTTAGGTCGGCGTGTTTGAATCCGCGACACAATTCTAGAAGCCACCTTATAGACGCTTTGTGGTATCCGGTAGGATTGAGAAAGAACCTCTGAACCTTGTTCAACCCCAAGAAAATGTTCAACGTCTGCGCCTGCCCAACGGTAAATAGCTTGATCGTCATCTCCCGCGGCGTACATGCGGCCTGCGTTTTCATCCAGAATGTGCGCGATTTCCCATTGCAGCGGCGAAAGGTCTTGTGCCTCATCTAGAAAGACCAGATCGTAGCTTGGGCAGACACGTCCGCCGTTTTCAGCAAACCATTCTAAGATGTCGGTGTAATCATAAATCCGGTGAGCCTTTTTGTATGCCCTGTAGGCATCGTCAATATACCGGACCGTGGACAGCGGTTCGTCAATCGTGCTTTGCTTGTATGTTTTCTCTATCGGTTCCTTCTTCAACCGCGAAAGCTGGATGATTTGCATGATTGGATTGTCGCGAGAATTGCTTCCAATGTCGTCGTCATCGTCTGAAGCTTTACTAGACAGGTTGAAGCCAACCTGAAAGCTGAACTCCGCTAAATGGTCGGGACCCATCAACTGTTCTTGGTTTATGTCAGACAGGTGGTAGCAGAAGCTGTGCAGTGTTTTGAATGAACCAAGGTCGTTTGATATGTCTAGGTTGAACCTACGAGCCGCCCGCTCCCGTGCCTCCCTCGCAGCTTTACGAGTAAAGGCAAGGAACGCAATACGGCTTGCCGGAGTGCCTGCTTCGAGAGCCTTCTCCACCATATTCAAAAGCGTGGTTGTCTTACCTGTTCCGGGCGGTCCGTAGATCGTGAACATTAGAAGGGGATATCCTCATCGTTGGGGCCAAACTGCGGCGTCTTGATGTCTGAAATAGGCATCTCAAACGCGGGGATTGACCAGACGCGGACCACGCGGTTTTTGATCCGCAGTGTCACAGATTCACCGCCCATATCTCGCAGGCGTTGTGCAATCTTGTGTGTCTTGAACTCAAAGAACCGTTGCCGCTTGAGGTAGCTTTCAAAGTCTTTCAGACGAAAATATGTAAGCTGGTCCTCTTCATCTGTCCAAGGTCGGCGCAAGAGTATCTCTTCCTTATCTGACGCGGTCTGCATATTGCGGCAGAAATCTTCGAGAAACTCGTAGAAAGCGCCGTCCACAGATGAGTCTGCACTCGCCTCCATGACACCCCCTTCGGTTTCCGTCATGTCACGGAGTAGAGCCGCAACCCGATTTTCCCAAATAGGTTTACTCACTGTGGGCGGCATTACGTTCAACTGCTCGATACAAGCCCGTTGAAAATTCGTCTGGCTCTGCAAGCCCTCTGTATCCAGTTCAAGCGGTTCGCCGTTGACGTCCATAAACCAGATAGGCGGCTTTGAATTATACTTACGCAAGTTTGCCACTGTAGCTGCTTGACCTACGTTGCCCACACCGTAGCGGCGTGTCAGGCACTTGTCCTTGTCACAGTGATCATTGATAGGTGCATCATTGCACTTGAACGCATAATCTTTGCGGTTCAATTGCTTTGCAATGATGTTCACTTCAGACAGCGGCAGTGGCGGCGTGAAATGGTTCATGTTGTATTTCATAAGCTCATCTTCCCAACTGTCAGGGAACGCCTTACGCAAATACACACCTATGTTAAACAGACCGTTGTTGCGGGTTCCTTCCGGAAACCCCTGCGAACAAAGATACTGTAAGCACGGAGGCCCGTCTTTGATCGGCGTAGAATCCTGCTTCTCAATCGTCAGGGCCAGAACTTGCTCTGGCGTTTGCTTATGTGTTTCGTAAAGCCCTATGAACTCCTCAAGGGTTGCCGCGCTTCCATCATCATTGAACGCATAACGCAGGCTCTCCTCATGGTTATAGTAGGGAAGATTGAGAAAGTTTCCGACATCTCCCCGGTCAAGGTGTAGCCGGATTTGCTTCGGGAAAATTTCACTTCCAGAATAACCCAACGCCGCCGAAATGGACGAAAGGGTATCCTGAAGAGCCTTTGCGTCGAGCCAATCTGAAATAAACATAAAAACATGCGCTCCCCCCGATTTAGAGCGACATACAACCAGAGGCAGTTTCATCTCTCTGATCTTGTCGATTAGTTCTTTGTGATTGAAACCGGAATACTGATCGACATCAATGCAACCCCATTTGCACATGTTGTTTTCATTAATGGGAATGATACCAATCGCGGGGCCTTTACCAGACAGGTGGCCCTCCCAAGTTTCAGTCGTGCGCGGTTGCTTAATGACACTGGCCTGCCCAGCCTGCTTGCCATTAGACTGTTGTCTCTGGATTTCATAGGTGCCGTAGGCAACCTCAAGACCAGAGAAAATCTCTGAAAATTTTTCTGCGGACATCTTAAACCCTCAAAAGAACGGGGCCCCGTTGGACGGGACCCCAAGAAAACTAAAACGGAATATCGTCGTCTAGGTTTTCATTTTTCTGAGCGGGAGCCGCGGTCCGTGCTGCGCCTTCAGCGCTTTCTTGCTGATGCTTCACGTTCACCTCGCCTTTTTCAATCGACTGATTGAAAGCTTTAGCGGAGTGATACAGGCCCGCATCCGCAACTGGAGCGTCAACACTCATCTCCCAACCGTGCCAGCTACCCTTGCTGTTCTCTTCAGAAACGCTTTTGAGAAGATAAACATGCGAGAACATTGGCGGGGTGAATGGTCCATTAGCACCATTCATTTGGCGAGACATGATCATGCTCATCCACTTGCGTGACTTTTTCAACTGCGTGGATTTCATGGCAATCAATGCGTTTGTTGCCGCTCCATCTTCACCGATGATTTTGACATACCACTGAGCGGTCTGTTCGATGTACTCACCAGAGCCGTCTGTCAGATACTCTTTGTTGTCGTTTTCATCACGCTTTGTTTCAGGCATTGAGTCTGTCGGATCATAGATCGCGGTTGGTGCGCCCAGACCTTGACCCCGCGGGGGCCACTGAATGAACTTGCGCTGATAAGCACAAGGCACCACGCGGATACCATCTTTGCCCTTGTAGACCTCACCTGTAACGGTGTTGAGGATGTCGCCTTTGCGGACATCGTCACGCTCGTCCAAGATGCTATCCAGACCAGAAACAATTTTCAGAAATGGCAGAGCCAAGTCTTCTTGAGAGATGTTACCAAGTCCGATTTGGGCATCCGCCTCGAACATTGATGCGTCAAAAGCTGCAACCGCAGTATTCTCTTCTTTGGTCGCAACCTGATTTTTCTTTGCTTCAGCCATTACT